TCAGGGGGTATTCTGGGAGGTCTCGCCGAGGCTGTACGGGCGGAAGCTGATCACCTCCTTACCCACGATGTCGTTAAGCTCCAGCATCCGTTCTTGCAGGGGCTCCAGTTCGTTGGCGGCGAACACGCGGGCGGCTTTCTCCGAATCACCGAAGCCCCCAGTGTTGGAGGGGATGATGCCCATCAGCTGGGGCGGCACGCGGTGGCCGGCCAGCTGGTCGTCCCGGGTGGCGTTCTTGATGTTCCAGAATTCATCCTTCGCCGCCACTTCGCTGATCGGGATCAGCTGCAGGCCGTCTTTCTTTCCATTGGGCGAGTACATGAACAGGTTCTTGAAGTTTCCGGGGCCTTTGCTGTCCTTCAAGGCCTGGCGCATGGTGTCGATGTCTTCCTGTTGCTGGGCCGCGTCTGTCATGTAGAGGATGAACCCGGCGTGGCTGCCGTTCTGGTAGTACTTCCGGCGGAACAGCGTGGCGCTTTCGTTCAGCCAGGCCGACTGCAGGGATCCCAGGTAGTCCGGAACGCCGTACAGTTCCTGGTCGATATCCGGTTCCATGATGTGGACGATGGAATCGGCCGGGAATTCCTTTTTGTCAAACAGGTCATGCACCCACCAGTACTGCCCCGGCTTCACGCCACGCCGGCAGTATTTCGCCAGCGCCGGACGGATCTCGATCAGCCGGCCCAGGCGGTTTTCGATCTTCTCCCCGTACATGTTGCCAAACACCAGGTAATCCAGAGCCATGCGGCTGAAATTCTGCCGGCTCAGGTAGTCGGTAGGCTCGAATGATTTAACCAGGATATTCCGCTTCACCTGCAGGGCGCTGCCATGGTGTGCGGTTGCCCGGTAGCTTTTGGCCAGCGCCGACAGGTCCACCGGCGGTTCGTAGTATTCCTGTTCGGCCAGCCAGCACCCGGTGTAGAGCATGTCGTACCGGTCCATAACGGGTTCGGGATCGCCGAAGGTAAAGGCTTCTGCGTGCGGTGTGCTCATCCGTAAATCTCCAGCATCGAGCCGCCGTGTTCGGTCGGCCCTTCAAGTGGTTCGTTTGCCAGGGCGTGCATAACCGCCCATGCCAGATCGGCATGGCCGGTGTCTTCACGGCGGCCTGATTTGTAGGTCATTTGGCGTTGGGAATCGGTCATCACGCGGCGAATGGCCATGAACGACTGGGCCATATCGGTCCAGCCGGAATCGAACTCCAGGCGGCCACGGTCGATGATGTTCTGGGTTTTGATCACCAGGCGGGATTTCACATCTGGGCTGTAGCGGTACCGGGTGACGGCCGGGAAGAATTTCTCTACCAGCTCGGCGACGGCCTCACCCAGGCCGGTGGTGTCCATACCGATGAACACCACGTTGTAGCGGTGGGTCAGCTTCCGGATTACTTCCGCCTGCTGTTCGTAGTCCAGCCCGCGAAGGCGCTTTTTCTCTATGATGCGGTGCGGCTTGCTGGCCGATTTCGAGGGCGAAACCACGGCCAGCCCTGCCCCATCGCCGTCTTCGCCGCTGCCGGCCGGGTCGTACCCGATCCACACGGGGCTATCTGCCAGCGGTTTTTCGGCGTAGGGCTTCAGGTCTCGCCACTGTATCCAGCTATCGACCATGCACCGCTGCAGTTTGGCCAGCGGGAACACGGCGTGGGTGTCATCAACGAACTGGCACATCAGCAGGTTGGCGTATTCGTCGTCGGAGTACTCCAGCTTGAGCTGGTCCAGGTCGAACAGGTCACAACCACCGGCCAGTGCGTCTTCCACCGTAACGATCTGGCGCCATTGGCCATCGGCGCAGGCCACGCCATTGGCAAGGGCTGCGTGGCTGGTGTCGATTTCAACCCGCTTATCCTTCGCCCGGCGGCGGTTGAACATTTCGCCGGTCCAGAATGGGTAGGCTTCGTGGGTGATCGCGGACGGCGTGGATATGTAGGTCTGGCTCCACTTCTTGTGCATGGCCATGCCGCTGGCCACCTTCCGGAACTCTTTGAAGCCCTGAATCCAGAAGTACTCATCCATGTAAATGTCACCGTGGTAACTCTGGGCGGTGCGGGCGTTGGTACCGAGGAAGTAGAGCGTTGCCCCGTTGGGCAGAACGATTGGATCACCCCGGAGCTCTACGCCCGTTACATCCTTAACGAACTGGACGATGTACTGCCGGAACACATGGGCCTGGGCTTTCGAGGCCGACATGAAGATCTTGTTCTTGCCGGTGGCGAACGCATCCACGATGGCTTCCCGGGCGAAGTACCAGGTAGCACCAATCTGGCGGGATTTCAGAATGTTCCGGATCCGGTTGGTAAGCCCGGCCACACGCCAGCGGTTCTGGTAATCAAACAGCGATTCTTCGAAGGCACTGGTGATCTGTTCCAGCCCCTCTTCCCCGATATCGTTTTTGGCCTTGCGCGGGGCCTTGTTCCGTTCATGCAGGTTCGGGTTCAGGTCAGATTCGCGCCCGGTTTCCTCGTACTTATGCACGCGCGCAAGGCGTTCAATCTGCCGGCCCAGCAGATCGATTTCCTTGAAGTCCTTCCCTTCCTTCTGGTCCTTGAAGATCAGCTGAACCATGCGGGATTCCAGCGACGCTTCAACGCGCTGGATCGGCTCCGCTTCATCCCACTGAAACCGCTTTTTCCAGTTGCTGAAAAGCTGCGGGCTGATTTCCAGGCGCTCGCAAATACGCTGCGGCCGCCACCCCATCCAATACAGGGAGCGGGCCTCAACCAGGTGTTTTCTGAATTCGTCGCTGACCGTTTCGTTCATGCTGCCAGCGTACTGGCTTCACGCGCGAAGCCGTTGCCGGGCTGTTTGTGCGGCGGGGGCGGGACAACTGCAACCTGTTGGAATTGCAGGGCTATGGCACGAATCTGGGGGCACTTGCACCACAACCGGATAAGCATCGCCCAACAGGCACTGGAGAGGCAACATGAAAAAATGGTTCAGGGTGGCTACCGAAGGCGCCACCACCGATGGCCGGGCAATCACCCGCGCCTGGATCGAACAGATGGCCGCGAACTTTAATCCCGAAAAGTACGGCGCCCGGGTATGGCTTGAGCACATGCGCGGCATGTTGGCTGATGGCCCTTTTAAGGCGCTGGGCGATGTCCACGGGTTGCGCGCCGAAGAAAACAGCGACGGCAAGATGGAGCTGTACGCCCAGATCGAGCCCACTGAAGACCTGGTCGCCATGAACAAAGACCGCCAGAAGATTTACACCTCCATCGAGGTGGACCCGGAATTCTCAGACACCGGCGAAGCCTACCTGGTCGGCCTGGCAGTGACCGACTCACCAGCGTCACTCGGTACCGAAATGTTGCAGTTCAGCGCTAAGGCAAAAAACAACCCTCTGAGCGCCCGGAAGCAGAACGCCAGGAACCTGTTTACTGCCGCAACAGAGACCGAGTTCGACTTCACCGAGGATCCCGAAATCGACCCGGACGAGCCCAGCCTGTTCGACCGCGTTAAATCTCTGTTCACCCAGCACCGCGAAACCGGCGCCGCCAAGTTCGCCGACTTCAAACAGGACTTGGAAAAAACCCTGGGCCTTTTCGTAACCGAAGCCCAGGAACTGCGGGGCCAGATGGCCACCACGCAGGGCGAGTACAGCGAGCTCAAACAAAGCCACGACGCCCTGCAGACCCAGTTCAACGAGCTGAAAGCGGAGCTGGAAAAAACACCCCACAACCACAGCCAGCGCCAACCGGCGACCGGCGGCGAATCTGAAATCCTGACTGACTGCTGAAGGAAACCATCATGCGCAACGAATCCCGAGTAAAGTTTAACCAGCTTCGCAGTCAGATCGCGAAGCTCAACCAGGTGGAATCCGCCGCCGAAATGTTCGCGGTCACTCCGACTGCCCAGCAGACGCTGGAAACCAGAATGCAGGAATCCGCCGGCTTCCTGTCCCAAATCAACGTGATCGGCGTTGATGAAATCAAGGGCGAGAAAGTCGGCCTCGGCGTATCTTCGACCATCGCCGGCCGCACCGACACCACTGCGAAAGAGCGCGAGCCGAATGATGTGGCGGATCTGAACTCGAACACCTACGAGTGCGTTCAGACGAACTTCGACACCACGCTCCGCTACAAGACCATTGATGCATGGGCGAAATTCCCTGACTTCCAGGTGCGTGTTCGCAACGCCATCCTCCGCCGGCAGGCCCTGGACCGCATCATGATCGGCTTCAATGGCACCAGTGTAGCTGCCGAAACTGATCGGCAGGCAAATCCTATGCTGCAGGACGTTAACAAGGGCTGGCTCCAGAAATACCGGGAAAACAAACCGGAAAACGTTCTTTCCGAGGTGGTGGATTCATCCGGCAAAGTGAACGTGGGCTCGACTGGCGACTACAAAAACCTGGACGCGCTGGTATTCGATGTCACGAACAACATGATTGACCCGTGGCATCAGGAAGACCCGTCGCTGGTCGTCCTCGTTGGCCGTGACCTGATGGCCGACAAGTATTTCCCGATTATCGACCAGGACAACGCCCCGACTGAACAGGTGGCGCTGCAGATGATCGTCAGCCAGAAGCGCATGGGCAACCTTCAGGTGGCACAGGTGCCGTTCATGCCTGCCGGCGCAATGATGATCACCACGCTGGACAACCTGTCTATTTACTACCAGATCGGATCGCGCCGCCGTCAGATCATCGACAACCCGAAACGGGACCGCATCGAGAACTTCGAAAGCTCCAATGATGATTACGTGGTCGAGGACTACGGCCTGGGAGCTGTCGTCGAGAACATCACTCTGGTGTAAGGGGTAACCCATGGTAAGCCCAGCAAAGAAAGCGTTTGAGAAAAAGAGGGTCGCCCGCGTGGCGGCCCAGGAGCAGGCCGAAAAGCAGGCCCGCCTGGAGGCTGAAAAGCGCCAGAAGGAACTGGAAGAGCGCCGGCAGAAGCACCAGATCAGCCAGCCGCCCAGCGCCCAGGAATCCGGCCCGGTCTCAGCCCCGGCGAACAGCCCGGCCAAAAAGGTGCGCACGCAGCAGCAGGCCAAGAAGGAAGCCCAGGGGGCAACCGATAGCCAGCCGCACGGCAGCGCTTACGACCTGCACTACGCATCCATGATGGAAGACATGCGAGCCCTGCACGATATCGAAAGCGTTCAAGGCAAAATCGAGCGCAAGCGCGAACTCCTGCCCAAGTACGAAGACTACGTGGCGGGCGTAATGGAAGGCGGCACAGGCCATCAGGATGACGTGATCATGAACATCATGGTCTGGTACCTGGACACCGGCCAGTTGGAAAAAGGCCTGGATATCGCCGAGTACGCGGCAAAGCACGGCCTGGAAACCCCGGACCGGTACCAGCGCAGCACCGCCGCCCTGGTATCCGAAGAGGTGGCCGATTTCGTGCTGAAAGAGCGCGGCGAAGGTGAAGAACCCGCCGAGTACCTGGCCCAGGTAAGCCGCGCCTTGATCAACTTCGGCGAATCCGACATGCACGACCAGATCAAGGCCAAACTCTACAAGGCCCACGGCTATCTGCTGCGCGAAGCGGAACAGCCCGAACGGGCGGTGGAGTCACTGAAAAAGGCCCTGGAACTGGACGAACGCGCCGGCGTGAAAATGGACATCCAGGCACTGGAAAAGCAACTCAAGAATTCCGGCCAATAACCGGACCCGAGTCGGCACCCCGACGCCAGGCGGCACGGGGCCCTGAGCCAAGGCCACGCCGGAAGCTCTACGGCCCCGTCCACCGCCTTCAACCGGAGGCAGTATGAGCCTGATAGCCGCAGGCGGCGAAACCGAAAGCACCGCCACCGTCGACAATGCCGAATTTTTCCCGCCCCTGAAGGTGGCCGAATTCCGGGCAGCCATGCGCGTAGACGGCACCATCACCGATGGCCGCGCCACCCACGCCCTGGAATCCGCCCTGTATGACGTAAACCAACAGCTGGCCACCTGGGCAGCCGAAAAGCAGGAAGCCGGAGCGGCCAGCATCGACGCGGTGCAGCCCCCGCCTTGGCTACCCGCTGGCGCCTACCAACGGCTTTACCTGCGCGCCGTGTACGCCACCGCCAAAGCCAGCCTGATCGAACGCTACCGCGACTACGACAGCTCCGGCGAAGGCGACAACAAAGCCGACAAGCTGGACCCCGTAGCCGACGACTACCGCCGCGACGCCGCCTGGGCAATCGCAGACATCACCGGCCGCCGCCGGGCCACCGTGGAGTTGATCTGATGCAGGAAGTGCGAGCCATCCAGGGCGACACCGTAGACCGCATCTGCCACCGCTACTACGGCCGCACTGCCGGCGTAACCGAAGCCGTACTGGAAGCAAACCCCGGCCTGGCCAAACTGGGCCCCATTCTGCCCATGGGAACCGTCGTGCGTATGCCAGCCGTTGAGGCGAAACCAACGAAACAAACCGTGCAGTTGTGGGAGTGACCGTGCCCCCTGAGCAGAATCAGACACCAGAAGAAAGGCTTTACCGCGTAGTGGCCCAGGACCTCGCAGCCCGCCTGCGTGACCTGGAAAAGCTGCATCCACGGGTTAATTCCCTGGAACAGGCAGTAGCGGAAATCCGGTACGACTTCCGGGAGGCCCGCGCGGAACAACAGGAATCACACCGTGAAACCCATGCTGCACTGAACTCATTCCGGAAACGCATGGACCACGACAACCGGGACACGGTGAATGCCCTGAACGAAACCGCAACAGCAACCACAAACGCCATCACAAGCCTGACCGTGAAAGTGGAAAAGCTCGCCAGGAAAGTCGCCTTTGCGGCAGGCGCTATATGGGCGTTCCTGGGGATCGCCGGCGTCGTTTTCGCATTCAGAAGCGAAGTGGTTCAAGTGATGGCTATCGCATTTGGAGGTAAATGATCATGATCCTGGAACACGGCGACGTAGGCGCCAAAGTCGAAAACCTACAAAAGCTCCTGACAGCCCACGGCCACGACTTGGATCCGGACGGCTGGTTCGGTGACGAAACCGAGAAAGCCGTAATCCGCTTTCAGCGCAAGAACGGACTGTTTGTTGACGGCGTGGCCGGGCCCGCCACATTCCAGGCGCTGTCACATCACCTAGACCTTAAAGCCCTTACCGAAGTTGACATAAAGAATTCCGCCACTCGCCTTAATGTCGACATCGCCGCCATTAAGGCCGTGACGGAAGTCGAAAGCCGGGAATCCGGATTCCTGGAGTCCGGTCTACCGGTGATTCTGTTCGAGCGCCATGTCATGTACCGGCAGTTGCCTGCAGACACTCGCAGCATCCAGGCCGCGTCATTCCCTGCTTTGGTCAACTCAAAACCCGGCGGCTATGTGGGCGGAGAATCCGAGTGGCGCCGCCTGAAACGCGCCTGCAGCATCGACCGCGAAGCCGCCATCCAGTCAGCAAGCTGGGGCTTGTTTCAGATCATGGGCTTTCACTGGGCACACCTGGGCTACGCATCCGTTTCTGATTTCTCGGAAGCCATGCACCGCAGCGAGGGCGACCAGTTGGCCGCGTTCGTGAAGTTCATCCAGAAGGATCACCGCCTGCACCAGGCGCTGCAGCAGAAGGACTGGGCAACCTTCGCCCGTTACTACAACGGCCCGGCCTACCGCCGCAACCAGTACGACACCCGCATGGCCGCAGCCTACCAGCGCCACAACGAGATGGAGCGCATTGTATGAAGCTCACGCCCCAGCAGCTGGACGCCTGGCGCATCGTCCCGCGCCTCCTGGTGGCCATGTATGGCGTCATGGTCTGGCGAATCGTTGAATGGTTCATGACCCTGCCAGACCCAACCGCGCCCCAGTCCGCGTTTGTGTCCACCGTGGTGGGCGCGGGTGCTGCCTGGTTCGGCCTGTACGTGAACAGCGGAGGTAATCGGGAATGAAGGTCTACATCGTGGTCGGCCTGGTGGTGCTCTCACTCGCCGGCGCCCTCTGGTACAGCATTGAGCAGACCACCGAGGCCCGGGCAGAACTGGCCTCTACAAACGTGGCTCTGGATAAGCAGGAACAGGAAGCGAAGGAAACCAGAAACCGCCTGAGGGAAATGCAGGCCGAGCGGGACCGCCTCGCGAATCGCCTTCACCGAATCCAAGCCAACGAAGCCCGCCTGGAATCCGCTCTGCAATCCGAACGTGCCAGCCGCGCCCAACTGGAGAAAGAAAATGAAGCCTATCGTGATTGGTCTCGCACTGAGCTGCCTGATGCTGTTGTCCGCCTGCTCCGGAAAGGTCCGATACGAGCAGAAAACGGAGTACCTGGTGTGCGGGAACGTGAAAGCCCTGGCAGCGGAAGAGCAACACCCAAGTCGGCAGGCGGCCACCCAGAACGGAGACCTGCTGGACCTGATTGACCAGTACGACATCAAACTGACCACCCAGAACGACCGCATGGGCGAAATCCGCGCTGAAATCGACAGCTGCGCCCAGAGGGCCAAGAAACTGAGCGACCAGGAACAGCCATGAAAAAACTGGCAGACCTCCGAGCCCACCTGTTGGCCAACGTGCCAGAGCTGCACAAAAACCCGGAAAAGCTGGTCACCTTCATCGAAGATGGCCAGGTCGAATACTGGCGCGGTGGCAACCTGAGCCACAATTACACCCTGCCCGTTCGCCTGATCATCACCGATTTCAGCGCCAGCATGGATTCCGTTATGGTCCCCCTCCTGGCTTGGATGTCATACCGGGAACCCGGTCTGGACCCGGAAAACTCGATCAGCTTCGAAGCGGAAATCCTGAGCAACAACACCTACGACATAGCCATCACCGTCAACATCACTGAACGCGTGATCGTGCGGGCCACAGAAGCCGGGCTGGAAGTGGAACATGTGTTGCCAGAGCCAGCCATGCAGATGAACGACGACGCCGAATGGCAGATCATCTCAGACCTGCAGGGTTTCAACGAACCGGTAGCCGGCGATGACTGACGACATCGACGCCCTTGCCGACTGGGTAGAACCCATCCTCCGGAAAATGGAACCCGCCGAGCGGCGCAAGCTCATGAAAGACATCTCCCGGGAACTGCGCCGGGAGAACCAGCGCCGCATGAAAGAACAGCAGGGGCCAGACGGCCAGGCCTGGGCCCCGAGAAAACCCCGCCTGCGCGAACGTGGCCGCATCCGCAAGAAAGCCATGTTCAGTAAGCTGCGCACGGCCAAATACCTGAAAATCCGCACCAGCCCAGACAACGCCGGGCTTTCCTTCGTGGGCCCCGCCGGGCGGATCGCGGCCATCCATCACTATGGCCTGCGTGCCAAAGTCGACAAGAACGGCCCGGTATACGCCTACCCATCGCGCAAGCTGCTGGGCTTCGCCAAATCCGACCTGGAAATCATCACCGACAAGGTTTTGGAGCACGTCAGCCTGTAGCGAATTTGTCTGGCTGCCCCGCACAACCCGCCCCGCTTCACTCACGCGCGTAGCACCTCAAACTGGGGGCATGAAATCACTAGCCCGAAAAATCGCCGACCTGTACCGGCTCCTGAATAACCTGATCCGCATCGGCACCATCGTTGAAGTGGACCACCAGGCAGCCCGTGCCCGCGTGAAAACCGGCGGCAACACCACCGGCTGGCAGAAGTGGGTAACCCTGCGCGCCGGAACCACCACCGAGTGGAATCCGCCCACCGTGGGCGAACAGGTCGTGCTGCTGTCACCAGGTGGCGACCTGGCCCAGGCGGTGATTCTGGTCGGGCTGTTCACCAGCAATGCGCCATCCAGCAGCAAAGACGAACACAGGCGCGTGTACCCGGACGGCGCCACCATCAACTACGACCACGTGAAGAAAGAGCTGGTGGCCAACCTGCCCGGCAAAGCCAACGTGAACATCACCGGAGACGCCACCGTGAACGTGGGCGGCAACGCCACCACCGCCGTGGGCGGCATCTGCAAAGTGAACGCCGAAATGATCCACCACAACGACGGCAACCCGGTGGTAACCACCGCCCACATCTGCCACCTCACCGGCAAACCGCACGGTGACGGCTCCAGCACAGTAACAGCAGGCAAATAACCATGGCACTCAGCAAAAGCAGCCTGAAAGGCCGAATCATCAGCGAAATGGAAGGCATAGGCTTCAAAAGCACCGGTCAATACAGCTGGGTAGAAGAACTGGCCGAAGCCCTGGCCAACGCCGTGGTAGATGAAGTGCAGCAGAACGCGCAAGTACCCGTAACCAGCGGCTCCAGCGCCGGAACCTATCAGGTGGAATGATGGCAATGAACGCAGCAACCGGCCGCACCATCTCCCGTGCAGACCACATCAGCCAGAGCATGGGCAAGATCCTGGCCACCCCGATTGGCTCCCGCGTTATGCGCCGGGACTTTGGCTCACTCATCCCGGCCCTGATCGACCAGCCCCTGAACGCCGCCACCATCCTGCGCACCTACAGCGCCGCCGTAGTGGCCATCCAGCAGTGGGAACCCCGAGTAAAAATCACCGAAGTGCGCCGCGCCGTAACGGCGGACGGCAAGTTCGCCCTGGAAATCCACGGTGTAGACCGTAAAAGCGGCGAACCCATCAACACCACCGTACCGGCCGGGGGTGCGCAATGAGCGGCCCGATTGATCTGTCCCGCCTGCCGAAGCCCAATGTGATCGAAGAACTGGACTTCGAAACCATCCTGGAACAGCGCAAACAGAAGCTGCTTTCCCTGGTACCGGAAGACCGGCAGGCCGAAGTACAGGAAACCCTGGCACTGGAAACCGAACCGCTTACCATCCAGCTGCAGGAAAACGCCTACCGGGAAATCGTCTGGCGCCGCCGGGTGAACCAGGCCGCCACCGCCGGCATGCTGGCCTACTCCGAAGACGAAGACCTGGACAACCTGGTAGCCAACTTCGAAACCGAACGCCTGATGGTAGACCCCGGCGACCCGGACGCGGTACCACCGGTTCCGCCCACCTACGAAAGCAACGAAAAACTGCGCCTGCGCTCGCAGCAAAGCTGGGAAGGCCTCAGTGTGGCCGGTCCCACCAAGGCCTACGAATACCACGCCCTGTCAGCTGATGGCCGCGTTGCAGACGCCAAAGCCATAAGCCCTGACCCGTGCTACGTGACCGTGACCCTGCTTTCTACAGAGGGCGACGGCACCGCCAGTGCGGAAGAGATCGATATAGTGGATTCGGCACTGTCAGCAGAAGACATCCGCCCAGTAGGCGACCGCCTGACCGTGCAATCGGCCACCATCATCGATTACCAGGTAGACGCCACGCTTTACGTATACCCCGGCCCGGAGCAAGAACCGATCCTGGCCGCCGCCCAGGCATCACTGGAAAAGTACATCAGCGAACAGCGCCGCATCGGCCGGGACATCCGAATCTCAGCACTGCACGCCGCCCTGCATGTGGAAGGCGTCCAGCGTGTGGAGCTCACCCAGCCAGCGGCAGACCTTGTAATCACCAACACCGAAGCCGGGCACTGCACCGCCATTAACCTGAGAATCGGGGGCTACGATGAGTGACGACCGCACGCCCCTGCTACCCAATAACAGCACCCCGCTGGAACGCGCCGCCGCCGAAGCCCTGGCCGAAATCCAGCGGGTACCGGTACCGCTGCACACACTCTGGAACCCGTGGGAATGCCCCGTCCCGCTACTGCCCTATCTGGCCTGGGCCTTCAGCGTCGACCGCTGGGACCCGGCCTGGACAGAAGCCGCCAAGCGCGAAGTCATCGCCACCAGCTTCTACGTGCATAAAAAGAAAGGGACGATTTCCGCCCTGCGGCGCGTGGTGGAGCCCTTGGGCTACCTCCTGGAGGTCATCGAGTGGTGGGAAGCGACGCCCGAAGGTACCCCGGGAACATTCGCGCTCAAGATCGGCGTGCTGGATAAGGGCATAACCCAGGAAATGTACCTGGAGCTCGAGCGCCTGATAGACGACGCCAAACCCTGCAGCCGCCACATCACTGGCCTGGACCTGGCCGGCGAAACCTTCGGCAAATTCTACGCCGGCATGGCCACCTATGACGGCGATGTAACCGCCGTTATGCCCTATATCCCGGGCGACCTGATATCCACCGGCATCGTCCATTTGGGCATCGCCACAGACAGTAACGACTCGGCAACGGTTTACCCCCTATAGGAGCAGCTATGCCAGCAACTTATTACACCGTGCTAACCGAGGTTGGCCAAAGCAAACTGGCCAACGCCGTGGCCCTGGGCCAGACCATCGACATCGCCGAACTGGCCGTGGGCGATGGCAGTGGCTCCCTGCCAACCCCGGAGACCGACCGCACCGCCCTGATTAACGAAGTCCGCCGCGCGGCCATCAACCGCAGCGAGGTAGACGACCAGAACCCTAACTGGGTGGTGGTTGAACAGGTGCTCCCGCCCGATGTAGGGGGCTGGACCATCCGCGAAGTCGGCATTTATGACGTAGACGGCGACCTGATCGGTTACGGCAACTACCCCGAAACCTACAAGCCGGTACTGGCCGAAGGCAGCAGCCGAACCCAAACCATCCGGTTTGTCATGGAAGTGTCCGACACCGCTGCGGTCACCCTGAAAGTGGACCCATCCGTGGTGCTAGCCACCCGAGACTATGCCGACACGGCAGTGGAAAACCACGCCGCCGAAACCGAAGGCGTACACGGCATCCCAGCCGGCAAAGCCGTGATCCACACAGGCTCAGTGGCAACCACCACCACCGCCGGCATCGTTGAAAAGGCAACGCCCACAGAGGCCAAACAGGGCACCGCCGATAAATTCCCAGACGCAAAAGAGGTCCTGGCCGCCATCCAAGCCAACCCCTACCTGGCCGAAGCCCCGGGCAAACCGTTCCCGGTGTTCGACCATCTCACAGGCGTAAACCCGCCCAGCAACGCCGGCACGGCCAAATTCATCAAACTCACCGCCGGTGAGGACGGTGCGGGAGGCTATAACGAGGGCCTGCTGATTAACGAAACCGTGACCGGCAGCGGGCCAACCGTCGAAATAACCGCCGAAATCGCCACCGGCCCGAGCGAGGGCGCCATCGTGCATCTGATCAACTCCGAAAAACGCTACATCGCACCTGGCGAGAGCAGTGGTACAGCTGCAAATGACCAGATGCAGCAGATTACCGGTACTGCCGGTGGACCCAGCGGCGCATTCTTATACGGTGGGATGTCCCAGACTCAAGGCGCTTTCTCAACACCAGAAATAGGGACGCATAACGCTGACGTTGGGTCTTCAAAGACTAGGTTAATTGAATTTGACTCAGCCAACTCCCCCAACGCACGCACCGGTGACCACACCAACGTCAAGCGCATCGAAGCCACCCACTACATGAGGATCGCATAATGCCCTACGCAGCTGACGACCGAGTAAGCAAAGGCCCAATCGATGGCGGCGTGCCCATCTCGGAGGAAAAGTACAACGAGGCCCGGGCGCACGTACTGGCCGACGAGGACAACATGGTGAAGGTCCACGGCGGCAATATGATCCTCACCACCAAACCGGCAAAAATCGACGGCCACGAGGAACCGGTGTGGCAGAACGGCGGGTGGTACCACGCGCCCATTGAAGAAGAGCCCAAAACCATCCAGGAGCTGGCCGACGACAAGCACCGCGAAATCGACACCGCCCGCGCGGATGCGTTCAAGGCCGGCACCGCGTACACATTCCCGGACGGCACCGCCGACCACATCCAGATCCGTCCGGAAGATAAGTCCAACCTTCTGGCCATCGCCATGGAAGCGCGAGAGCTGAAGGCCGCCGACGAAACCGGCCAGGTAATCGAGTTCCGGTCAGCCGCGAACAAAACCTACTGGCTCACCCCAGACCAGGCCATAACCATGACCAACGCCGCCCTGGACGGCGTAAAAGCCATCTACAAGAAGTCGTGGGACCTGAAGGACGAGGTGAACGCGTCGTTGGATGCCGGGGATCGGGAGGGGATCGAAGCTATTTCCTGGTAACATCCTGCCAAATAACAGGGGCCAGAGTCTGGCCCCTAGTTCTCCTGCAAGCCCTCTAGTTGTCCACGCAAGCCGCACAAACCCCGCCCCTCGCAACCCCGCGCGAGTCGTTCATCATGGCGCTAACTACCCGGCAAAACCACACCAGGAGGCGTCATGCCAGACCAATATCACCACGGCGTGCGAGTGACCGAAGTCAGTGACGGCACCCGCACCATCCGAACCGTTGCCACGGCAGTTATCGGCCTGGTGGCAACCGCCCCAGATGCACTGCCCGGCGTCGCCGCCGAAGCGCTGATTAACTCCATTGCTGCAGATGCAGACATGGTGATCACCGCCGCCGCCACCGGCACCGATGGAAACAAAATCCGCATCAAACTGGTAGACCCCGGCACCACCAGCGAAGCCCTGGCCGTGGCCGTCTCCGGCAACGACATCACCGTAACCCTCGCCACAGACGCCGAAGGCGCCATTGCCAGCACCGCCGCCGAAGTGGTCGACGCCATTAACGCCAGCGCCGAAGCCGGAGCCCTGGTAGTCGCAGATCTGGCAGACGGCAACAGCGGCGAAGGCCTGGCCAATCCCGAAGACTTCACCCAGCTTTCCGGCGGCGAAGACGAGCCCTTCCCGCTGAATACCGCCGTACTGGCAACCGACATCAGCCGCGCCATCGGCAACGCCGGCACCAAAGGCACCCTGGCGGTAGCGTTGGACGCCATCGGCGACCAGGTTAAAACGCCCACTGTCATCATCCGCGTGGAAGAATCCGAGGAAGAAAACCAGCAAACGGCCAACGTCATCGGCACCACCAACGAAGACGGAAAGAAAACCGGCCTGCAGGCGCTGCTGTCCGCTGAACAGAAACTGGGTGTTAAGCCCCGCATTCTGGGCTGCCCCGGCCTGGACACGCAGGCAGTCACTGCAGAAATGGGCAGCATTGCCGCCAAACTGCGAGCCTTCGGGTACTTCTACACCCACGGCTGCCAGACCATCAGCGAAGCAATCGCCTACCGCGACCAGTTCGGCAATCGCGAACTGATGCCCATCTGGCCAGAGTTCGAGGCGTTCAACGTCAACACCGCCACCACCGAAATCGCCTATGCCGTGGCTCGCGCCATGGGCTTGCGCGCCTACATCGACCAGACCATCGGCTGGCACAAAACCATCTCCAACGTAGCCGTACAAGGCGTAACCGGCATCAACAAGGACGTAAGCTGGGATCTGCAAGACCCCAACACAGACGCCGGCCTACTGAACGCTAACGAGGTAACCACCCTCATCCAGCGCGACGGCTTCCGCTTCTGGGGCTCCCGCACCTGCAGCGCAGACCCGCTGTTCGCGTTCGAGAACTACACCCGCACCGCTCAGATTCTGGCCGACAGCATCGCCGAAGCGCACATGTGGGCCGTCGATAAGCCCCTGCACCCGTCCCTGGCCAAAGACATCCTGGAAGGCATCCGCGCCAAGTTCCGGGAGCTCAAGAACCTGGGCCTGCTGATCGATGGCGACGCCTGGCTGGACCCGGAAATCAACACCAAAGACACCCTGAAGGCCGGCAAACTCTACATCGATTACGACTACACCCCGGTACCACCACTGGAGAACCTGCAGTTCCGGCAGCGCATCACAGACCGGTACCTGGCCAACTTCGCAAGCCGCGTGAACGCATAAGGAGCTGAAACATGGCACTCCCTAAGAAGCTGAAGCACTTCAACCTGTTCGGCAACGGCAATAACTGGCAGGGCGAAATTGCCAGCCTCACCATCCCCGAGCTGGCCCGGCAGATGGAAGAGTATCGCGGCGGCGGCATGAACGCCCCGGTGGACATCGACATGGGCATGCAGAAGCTGGAATTCCAGTGGACGCCCGCCGGCCTGATCCCGGAGGTGTTCGAGAACTTCGGCACCTCCCAGGCAGACGCCGAGCTGCTGCGCTTTGCCGGCAGCTACCAGCGCGACGACACCGCCGAAACCGTACCGGTGGAAATCGTGGCCCGAGGCCGGCACTCCACCATCGGCATGGGGGATGCGGAATCCGGCGGCAACAACACCGGCTCTGTAACCACCACCCTCTCCTACTACAAGCTCACCATCGCCGGTGAAGACGTAGTGGAAATCGACGTGCCGGGCATGATCGAAAAAGTGCGCGGCGTAGACCGCCTGGAAGAACACCGCCAGAACATCGGCCTGTAGGGAGCCCAAACCATGAGCAAACAAGCAACAGCAGAAGTAGAGCTGGACAGCCCCATCAAACGTGACGGCGGCGACGTAACCACCCTCACCCTGCGCAAGCCCATGTCTGGCGAGCTGCGAGGACTCAGCCTGGCCGACCTCCTGAACCTGGAAGTAGACGCCATCACCCGCGTACTGCCCCGCATCAGCACCCCCGTGCTGACTGAGCAGGAAGCCCGCAACATGGACCCAGCAGACCTGGTGGCGTGCGGCGGCGAGATCTCCAGTTTTTTGCTACCGAAGCGGCTGAAGGGGTAATCCCTCGCCGCGTTGAAGACGCCATGGCAGACATCGCGGTGATCTTTCACTGGTCACCGCAGGCCATGGCCGACATGAGCATTTCCGAACTGATGGAGTGGCGAGAGCAGGCCCGCAAGCGCCACGAGCCGGAGGAATAATGGCCAAATCCCTGGACCTGAACGTAATCCTGGCCGCCCGCGATAAAATCACCGCGCCGCTGAAGAAAATCAACGCCACATCCACCGGTACCGCACGGGCCATCAAACGCAGCCAGCAGGAAATCAAAGGCCTCAAATCGGCCCAGCGCGACATTTCCGCGTTCCGGAAGATGGACGGGGCATTGAGGGACAACAGCCGCGCCCTGGCCGAAGCCCAGGAGCGCCAGCGCAAGCTGGGTAATGCTCTGCGCAACACCAAAAACCCCACCGAACAGATGCGCAAGCAGTACCAGAAGGCCCGGGGCGATGTTGAGAAATTCACCCGCAAAGGCCAGGACCAGCGCAAAGAGCTGGGGCACGTGCGCAAAAGCCTGAAGAATGCAGGCATTGATTCCCGCAACCTGGGCGAGGCCCAGGCCAAGCTGGAAAAGCGCATGGAGGCTGCCAACGGGCGCATCAAGCGCCAGCAAAAATACCTGGCGCAGCTGGGCAAGGCCGACGTTTCCGGGAAGTTCAGCAACATGACCAGCGCCGTAGGCCGGTTCGGCCGCCGTGCTGCGTTCGTCACCGCCGGTACCGCCGCTGGCATTTTCGGTATTGCCAACTCCACCGCTGTACTGGGTGACCAGGTGGCCAAGAGTTCCGACGCCCTGGGCATCCAGATCGGCAAATACCAGGAGCTGAGCTACGCCGCCAAGCGCTCCGGCATCAACAACTTTGACAGCAACATCCAGGCCTTCACCAAACGTCTCGGCGAAGCCGCACGCGGTACCGGAAGGGCGAAAGACGCCCTGGAATCCCTGGGCCTATCTGCAGACGCCCTCACCCAACTGTCACCCGATGAAGCCCTGGCCGAAGTGGCCGAGCGCATGAAAGATGTGGACGACCCGGCCCGTCGCGCCAGCCTGGCCGCCGACATGTTCAGCCGAAGCGGCATGAACATGGTCAACATGCTCAAGGACGGCCGCGAGGGCCTGAAACAATACGGGATCGAAGCCCAAGCCACAGGCAATGTTCTGTCCACTAAAACCGCGCGGGACGCCGAAGTGTTCCAGGATGCCCTGCTGAACGCCCAGATGGGCATTGCCGGCATGAAGAACACCATCGGCGCAGAGCTCATGCCGGCCATCAGCGGGCTGATGGGTGACGCCTCCGCATGGATGCGAGAAAACCGGGACCAGGTCAAAGCCTGGGCCAAGGAATTCGGCACCGGCCTGCGTGACGCCATCCCCGTACTGAAAAGCATTGCCACCGGTGCAGCCGCAACGGCCCGCACGTTGGGCAGAATTACCAGCGGCTTGGCCGATCTGGTCGGCGGCTTCGACAACCTGGGCATGATTCTGGCCTTCCTGATTGCCATGAAACCCGCCCTGGCCATCGCCGGTTTTGCCAAGTCCATATTTACAGCCACTAGCGCCGTGGTCGGCCTGGCTGGTGGCATGCCAGCCGTAGCCGCCGGTATTAAAGCCATTGGCGTGGCCCTCACATCCAACCCCATCGGCGTCACCGTTATGGCAATAGCCGGTGCGGCGTATCTCATCTACCGGAACTGGGATGGTATCGCCTCCTTTTTTCTGGACCGCTGGAAAGAAGTGAAACAGGCATTCAGCGGCGGCCTGGCCGGCATCGGCAAACTGATACTTAACTGGTCACCAGTGGGCTTGTTTTACAAGGCATTCAAAGGCGTCATGAACTGGTTCGGCGTAGACCTGCCAGACACCTTCACCGGCTTCGGTGGCCAGATCCTGGACGGCCTGGTAAGCGGCCTTACCGGCGGCTTGAAAAAGGTAAAAGACACCGTGGTGAACGCCGGCAAGAAAACCATCGGCTGGTTCAAAGACGTTCTGGGCATCAAATCACCCAGCCGCGTATTCATGGCCGCAGGCAACGACACCCTGGAAGGCTACCGCCGGGGCCTGGCACAGAAAGAGCCGGACGCGCTGAAGCAAGTCAACAGCTTCGGCAAGCGCATGCGCAACGCCGGGGCCGGAATTGCCATGGGCGCAGCCGCCATGCCCGTGGCCGCCGGTACCGTGCAGGTAGACAGTCGCCCGCCTGTGGCTGCGCCAGCAACCCAGGCAGCGCCAGCAGGTGGCGACAACATCACCATCCACGTGCATGCCGCGCCAGAGCAAAACGCCCAAGACATCGCCGCCGAAGTCCGCCGAGCACTGGCAGAGCGGGACCGCCAAAAGGCCCGCCGCGCCGGCAGCGCACTGTACGACAGGGACTAAACCGCAATGATGATGACCCTTGGCATGTTCGTGTTCGAAACCCAATCCCTGCCCTATCAGCAACTGCAGCGGGCCACGCAATGGCGCCACCCCAGCCAGGCCCGCGTAGGCCAGCGCCCCGCGTACCAGTTCACCGGCCCCGGGGAAGACACCATCCAGCTCTCTGGCACCCTGTACCCGGAGCTCACCGGCGGCCGCATGACACTGGACGACGTGCGAATCATGGCCGACGAGGGCAAAGCATGGCCGCTGATCGAAGGCAGCGGGCGGGTGTACGGATTCTGGAGCATCACCAGCGTGACCGAAACCAGCACCGTGTTTTTCAGCGACGGCACCCCACGGAAAATCGAATTCAGCATCAGCCTGATTCGGGTAGACGACAGCAACTTCCAGGACTTCCGAGACCAGGCCGCAAACAACCAGGACGCCGCCATCGGCCTGGGCCTCTACCAGCCACGCCGTAATGGTGGCGGAGGCTCGCTGGCATGAACCACAAAGCCCCGGACTACCGCCTGGTGGTGAACGGCCAGGACATCACGCCCAAAGTAAACGGCCGCCTGATCGACCTCACAGTCAGCACCAAACGTGGAGACGAGGCCGACACCCTCAGCATCACACTCAGCGACCACGACGGCGCCCTGGAGATCCCGCCCAAGGGCGCAGAAATCCAGGTGGCGTTCGGCTGGCGCGGCCAGCCCCTGGAAGAAAAAGGCCTTTTCACGGTAGACGACGCCAGCTTCAGCGGCCCGCCGGATGTCATCAGCATCAGCGCGCGCGCTGCAGACATGCGCGGCGATCTGCCCACCCGCAAAACCCGCAGCTGGCACCAAACCAACGTGGGCGACCTGGTGGCCACCATCGCCGACAACCACAGCCTGGAGCCAGTGATCGGCAGCGCCCTGGCGGGCCGCACCATCGAACACCTGGACCAGACCGACGAAAGCGACCTGAACCTGGTCACCCGCCTGGCCGAACAGCACGACGCCATCGCAACCGTGAAATCCGGCCGCCTGCTGTTCCTGCCAAAAGGCCAGGCCGAAACCGTCTCCGGGCAGGCCATGCCGCTGATCACCATCACCCCGGGCGATGGCGACGGGTACAACTACAGCGAGAAAGACCGCGACAACTACACCGGCGTGGTGGCCTACTACAATGACCTGGACGCGGGGGAGCAAAAGCCCGTGCAGGCCGGCACCGACGAACGGACCAAACGCCTGCGCGGCACCTACGCCAACCAACAGGAGGCCAACGCCGCAGCCGTGGCAGAGCTCAACCGGATAAAACGCGGGGAGGCGGAGTTCAGCATCACCCTGGCCACCGGCCGGCCAGACATCGGCCCGGAATTCCGGATGCGGGTACAGGGGCTGAAACGGCAGATTAACGAACGGGAATGGGTGGTGGTTTCTGTCGCCCACAGCGTGAGCGACAGCGGTTTAGTGTCCAGCCTGGAGGCTGAAACCGGGAATGGGTAACGGTCAGATCCGCCCCGGCTCCATTTCCAGATTGATCACCGTTTTGGTGAACGGATCATAGTCACAGCGGTAAATGTAGTTCTGGAAAGCACCATAGGCGTTGGAGAACTGAACCCGGTCACCGTAGTAAGTCAGCGTGCCCTCTTCCTGGTCCAGCCAGGCCCTGCGGGTTAGCTTGGTATCGGGGTATGAGTCGGTCCACTTCACTTCATACTGCGCCTGGCGCTCGATCTGCTTCTGGCAGCGGTTAGTGGCCGCCGCCCAGTTTTCCTTGCCCCAGCACTGAAGATCCTGCCGGCAGGCTTCTGCATCCATCTGGGCTTCCGCTTTCACTGCATCGGCTTCTGATACCGCCGCCTCCGATTCATCATCAGACACCAGCCACGCCCCAAAACCAAACAAAACAACGACCACCACAGCAGTGCCGATGGCCATTTCCTTGGCGGTCACCCCGGGGTTTGAAACGCCGCAATGCGGGCACTTCTTGGCGGTGGTGGATACTTCCTGTTTGCACTCTTTGCATTTGGTCATTGCCATGGTACTGCTCCATTTTCGCTTTTATGACTATCCATTTTCCGGAATATGACGGGCTATTCATACTCCCAGGATTCCGGGATTTCCCCGGTATCCAGCATCATCTTCAACCCCGGCTCATCAATAATTAAGCAGCCCCGCTCCCTTGCCTTGGCAACTTTTGCCGGCCCGGCATTCGGACCACAACAGAGGAAAGCCAGGTCTTTGGTCACATCCTTTTTAACGGCCATTTCGTGGCTACGAGCCATATCCTCAAGGGCGCCTCTTTGAACCTTTGGGAATCCAGTGAAGCAGATCTCCGGACGGGTATCGATTGTCGGTGGCGGCGGTGAATAAGGCTCCGTTAAGACGTCTGCGCCAGCATCCAGGTAAGAGTTCACCCGATCCTTCCGGAAGGTCCGGAACCGGCCATCGACAGAACACACTCCTTGTAGGTAGCGGCCCGATTCTTTCCACTCCGAAAGCCGCCAGTCCGTGGTATGGCCTCGCGAATCAGTGTAGTTAAAACAGATGATTTCCATGCCATTACTCCCTGAGTCAGCCAACACCCAATTCTCATTTCTTCTTCTAGAAAACGCGCCCGCCGCGCCAATGGCACAGGCCGATAATCTCGATCTGGTCCAGGTTTTCCGGATGGACCACCTCTTCCCGGTACATCTCGTTGTCGCTGGACACCCTCAGCGAACCATCCGTCATCCGCTGTAGTCGCTTGATCCGAAGCGCATCACCAAAACGAAGAGCGAAAACGCCGTCAGGCTTTCTCTTTGATAGATCGACCAGGACGGTATCCCCATCATGCAGTGTGCTATCCATGGAATCGCCGGCAACACGAATAAGCGCCAGCGTGGCCTTGTTCAGCCCCTCCCGGGTGAGCCAGTCGTTGGAGAATTTCCGGTAACCAACAATGTTTTCGTCTTCAAAGAAAGAGCCGTCGCCGGCGCTGGCTTCAACGTCATATAGAGGAACTTCTGTGTATTCCTGGTCTACGTAGTAGCCTGCCGATGGCTCTCTAACCGGTTCTGATATACCCACGCCCAAAAGCAACCAGTCCAGGCTAAGGCCCTTTTCTTCCCGCAGTTGAATGCACTGGTCCAGAGGGATCGTGCCCCGAGCCTTCCAGTTGTAAACCATCTGTGGGTTAACCCCGAAATGCGCCGCCAGATCTTTATCTCGGTCAAGCCCCAGGCACTCTTTCATTCTGGTTACTATTGATAACCCATTATATTTTTCGTCACTCATTTATATTTCCGATAGATAAATAAAATCGCATGTTTGTTTACCGGCAACCATTTATGCGTCTATCATTCTGTGTAACACGACATAACACAGAGGATACACCATGGCTGCCGCCAATAAACCCGTCTTCTCCCGCGCCCCATCCGGCGTTGTTGTCGGCAAACCGGTTGCGCTCCGCCTGATGGAACAGGAACGCGACGAGCTGCACGACATCGCCAAAAAGGAAAGCCGCTCCATGGCTGCCCAGGCCCGCATCTTCTTTTTGCAGGGACTGGAGCAGTACAAAAGCGGCCAGCAAGCCTGAGACCTAAGGAAAACGCCATGTATCAGGACCCCAAACGAATCCGGAAAAACCGCGTCAGCATCAATCTGGACGACTACGAAGCCGCTTTGATCAACGCCCTGGTGGATTACACCGGCACCGACCGGGCCGGGCTGATTCGCCAGATGCTGATAGCCCAGGCTGAGTCCGCCTTGCTGCCCACGGGAGAAAGCATGACCGCTGGCGCCGGGAATACCGAGGCGCACATTCGCACCTTTTGAGGTCCTGAAAATGCCGGAAATCTCCTTAGAGCTGACACCGGAGGAACAACGCCTCCTCGAAACCATACGGCAGCAGCAGGGGCTGGAGACTCAGGACCAGGCCGCCGAGTGGCTGGTCAAGCAACGGTTAAAAGGCTCGAGCCTGAAACTCACCGGGCGAAACCGCGCCCTTCACGCAGTAGGAGGCCCCCGCAAGTGACCGAGGCCAGAGTAAAGAAACCCATCAAGCGCAATTACTTGCGCATCTTCTGCCCGGACTGCGGGGAAGTCTGCCGGGTGCGAACCAGCCAGAAGCTGGATTCGCTCCTGCGCCGGGCCTACGTGATGTGCCAGGACATCGAGTGCGGCTACCGGGGCTCGATCCACATCGAGCACGTGGCCCGCCTGTCGGCCACCGGCAAAGAGAAAGATAAGCGCATCCCATACACCGAATCCCTGAAGCGCCACCTGCAAATAGCCCTGATCGGTGACGAAAGCGACGCAAGCAAGGAAGGAAACGACCAATGACAGCCACTGCCCAAAACGCCATCCACAACGCCGCCTACAGCCAACTGATCGCCCTGCGCGATTCCGGCACCAGGGCGGAAAGCGCCATCACCATGGTGGCCGAAACCCTGGTGGAGGAATTCAGTTGCAGCCTGCGCCGGGCCACGTTCATCGCAGTCACCGCATGGACTGACCTCGACAGGGCCGCCACCGCCGGGGCCTACGTCGATACCACCTGCACCAGCGGCAACATGGTGGTCATACAAGACCCCAGCACCGGCCGCACCAGCATCTTTTCCGTTCGAGAACTGCTGGCCCTGCGCGAACAGGCCACCAAGCACTACCTGAACGCCTGAACCGGAGCCATCCCCAATGCAGGACCAACTACGGGCAGACATTCTCACCCGTCTGCGCACAGACTTTGACGGCAAGGAAAGCAGCGACGGCAAATACATGCGCCGCCTCCGCTGCCCGAGCTGCGGCAAAAAGGAAGCGTTCATCGCACTGGACGCACCCTGGATGCTGGCCTGCGGCCGTCAGTCCCGGTGTGGTGAACAGCACCACGTGAAGGAGCTGTTCCCGGATCTGTTCAATAGTTGGACAGAGCGAGTCGCCAACCGGGACAGAAAGCCCGGCGAAAAGCCCACCGGTACCGAAGTGGCTGATGCCTACATGGCCGACGGTCGTGGTTTTGATCTGGCCAAGATCTGCGGCTGGTACACCCAGGAAACCTACTGGGATTACGACCGCAACATTTCCAGCGCCACCGTGCGTTTCCAGATCAACGATCGGGACTTCTGGGAACGGCTGATCGACAAGCCGGAGCGCTTCGGAAAGATGAAGGCCCACTTTAACCGGGGTGCCGCCTTCCGTGGCGATGCCTGGGTTCCGCCGGCGCTGGACCTTTCCCAGTTGTCCGAGCTTTGGGTGGTGGAAGGCATCTTCGATGCCATCGCCCTATACCACGCAGGCATTCCGGCCGTGGCCGCTTTCAGTTGCAACAACTACCCGGAAAAGTTGCTGGCCAGAATCGCCGCCGCGTGCGAGGAAGCGGGCACCAAACCCCCGAAGATTATCTGGGCGCTGGACGGCGACAAGGCCGGCACCGCCTATATGCGCAAATTTGCCAACATGGCCAGCGCGGAAGGCTGGAAAGTCGGCGCTGCCACCATCCCCCAGGAAGGCAAAACAAAGCGCGACTGGAACGACGCCTGGCAACGTAAGGAACTTGTCAGCGAAGACGGCGAGGTAAACACCCGCGAATACCTGTACCAGGGTGATTTGGTGATTGCCCGCAGTGCTGGCGAAAAAGCCTCGCTAATCTTCAGCCACACCGGCCGCCGCGAATTCCCTTTCGGGTTCGGCAACCGCCTGTTCTGGTTCAGGCTCAAGATGGACGAATACCAGCAGGCCATTAACGAACTCGAGGAAAGCAGCGAGGCCCTGACGGATCGAGAAATCAAGGACAAGGCCCTGGAGCAATGCAACGCGGTATCAGAAATCGCCAACTGCTACCCCACGTTCCTGTACTACCTGGCCAACAAGGTAACGGACGAGTCCTGGTACTACAGCCGGGTGGATTTCCCGCACGACGGCACCCCCGTAAAAAACACCTTCTCCGGTGGCCAGTTGGCCAGCGCCAGCGAGTTTAAAAAACGCCTGCTGGGCATCGCCCCGGGCGCAGTCTGGACCGGCTCCAGCCAGCAACTGGACCGCCTGCTGAAGCAGCAAATCAGCGGCATTAAAACCGTAGAGACCATCGATTTCATCGGTTACAGCAAAGAGCACCAAACGTGGGTGTTCCCCGAGCTGGCCGTACACGCCGGCCAGGTGTTCGAGCTCAACAACGAGGACTACTACGACATCGGCCGCATGAGCGTGAAAACGCTATCCGAATCCGTGGGCCTGAACATCAACCGCAAAACCGCCGATTACGAGCATGGCTGGGCGCGGGATCTGGCCGACTGTTTCGGCCCCAAAGGCGTGGTGGCGCTGGCGTTCTGGCTGGGCACCCTGTTTGCCGAACAGATCCGAAGGGAACACAAGTCTTTCCCGTTCCTGGAGATCGTCGGTGAAGCCGGGTCCGGCAAGTCCACGCTGATCGAATTCCTCTGGAAGCTGGTCGGCCGGCAGGACTACGAAGGGTTTGACCCCAGCAAAGCCACGCTGGCCGCCCGGGCGAGGAACTTCGCCCAGGTGAGCAATCTGCCGGTTGTACTGATCGAATCAGACCGGGACCAGGACGCCGGCGCCAAGCAGAAGCAGTTCGACTGGGACGAACTCAAAACCGCCTACAACGGCCGCAGCGTGCGCAGCCGTGGCCAGAAGAATGGCGGCAACGACACCTACGAACCACCCTTCCGGGGCGCCATTCTGATCAGCCAGAACGCCCAGGTAAGCGCCAGCCCGGCGGTCATGCAGCGCATCTGCCACCTGACCTTCACTCGTGAAAGCCACAACGACACCACCAAGGCCCTGGCCGAAAAGCTGGAACGCACAGCCATGGACTCTGTGAGCGGCTTTGCCCTGCAGGCCACCACCAGCGAGGCCGGCGTCATGCGCCTGCTGAAAGAGCGCGCGCCGCTGTACGAAAAGGCCCTGGCCGAACTGCCGGAAATCCGCATTCTCCGGATCGCCAAGAACCACGGCCAGCTGCAGGCCCTGGTGGATTGCTTGGGCCGCGAATGCCTGAACCTGCTGCCGGAAAGCTACCTGGAACCTGCCCGGGAAATGGTCCAGTCCATGGCCCTGGAGCGCCAGACCAGCGTGAACGCAGACCACCCGATGGTGCAGGAATTCTGGGAAGCGTTCGACTACATCGAGGGCCTGAACGGCTACCCAATGTTGGACCACCACGGCGATGAAAAGCTGATTGCCGTGAATCTGAAGCACTTCGAACAGGTGTGCGCCGACATGAAGATCCGCACCCCGCCACTGACAGAGCTCAAGCGGCACCTCAAAACCAGCCGCAGCCGGAAGTTTGTCGACAGCAGCCGCACTGTGCGCAGCGTGATACGCCAGGGCCTCAACAACGGGGCCAAAGACACCGTGCGCTGCTGGATTTTTGAGAAAGAAGCATAGGCCCAAGGCCGGAACCAAAAGGAGAAACCCATGGAAGCAGTAAACACCCCAGCCGCCCGCCTGCACGACGTCGGCGAACTGACCGTGATCAACGACGACCACGGCCGCACCCACCACAAGGTGGCCATGGTGCTGGTTTTCGACAGCCAGGAACAGGCAGCCGCCTGCATGGAAGCCGGCCAGGTAAAGCTGGTACCGGCCCTGGACCTGCAAGCCGACGCCACGGAGCACCTGAACCATGGATAAAGCAGACATCGCCGGCGAGCTGATCGACGAAACCACGGCCGCCAACATCGCCAAACAAACCCGCGCCCTGCAGCCGGCCAACAACACCCCGGACTGCCTGGAATGCGGCGAAGAAATCCCCGCCGCCCGGCGGGAAGCCCTACCGGGCTGCGCCCACTGCATTGAATGCCAGCAGCTGCTGGACACAGCAAACAGAAACTACCGGTAACGGAGAAAAAGAAAATGACAGAAGCGACGCAAGAAAAACTGACCCCAGAAGACATGCTGGAAAACCTGCGGATCATGGCGGAGGAAATATTCCTGCTGGCCGTGACCATTAACGCCCGAAAGCTCGCCGTGGTGAACATTAAATATGCGGGCCACATTGACGTTCTGGACGCGGATGTTTTCGAGGCTGGTGCCAACTTCACAAATAAGGACCAGTTCCCCGATAGGCTCGCCAGCCTCTGGATGCCCTGCTACCTGATGGATGGTCTGAAAGACACCAGCTTTGCCAGGGATATGTACCAGGAAGAAATTCAGAAGGGCCGCGCTTTCAGCGAGTACCTAGACCAAATCCTGGAAACCAACCGCCCGCTGGTAGCGCGATAAGGAGCCTGGCCCATGAGCGAATGCAAATGCTTTGACGAAGTACTGGCGAAAGTCGCCAATAAACTGAGAGGCCGAATTCCGGAGTCGGAATCGGCGAGCTTCAAAGCTGACTGGCAGAACAAAACCATAGTCTTTGGTGAGGAAGAGCTAACCACCAAAATCGGGCTCCCTATCTCCTATGAGTTTCAGAAGATCAAGAAGTCAGGCGAGCCGCACAAGAACCTCACCAAAGACAGTATCAATGTGTTCATGAACTACTGCCCTTTCTGCGGCACAAGCTTGAAGGAGGAGCCTTCTCAGTGAAAGCGACGGTTTCCAACATCCGGTCCCGCGAATTTAAGACCCAGTACGGCCTCAGCTTTGAAGGCGAGATCAACGGCGACCTTTTCGCGGGCGGCGGTGGCGCCAGCACTGGCGTTGAGCTAGGAACCGGGCAGCCGGTTCACTTTGCCATCAACCACAACGAGGACGCCATCAGCCAGCACCAAGCAAACCATCCAGGGTGTCGTCATTACGTGAGCGATGTCTTTGAGGTGGATCCGCACCTGGTTGTTGCTGAGTTTGGTGGTCGCCTTGTCGGCCACCTCCATGCCTCCCCAGATTGCACTGACCATAGCCAAGCTGCCGGTGGTCAGCCCAGGAAAAAGGCCATTCGCTCACTGGCCTGGGTAGTCCACAAGTGGGCCGGCCGGGCCAAGCCCCGGATCATCACCATGGAAAACGTTGAACAAATGCTGAACTGGGCGCCGCTGGTAGCAAAGCGCTGCCCGAGTACCGGCCGCGTTGTTACGCTCGAGACCATTATTCACCCGAAAACCGGCCGCAAAACCTACCGTGTGGCCGAGCCAGGCGAGCGCGTGCCGGTTACCAATCAGTACCTGGTTCCCTGCAAAAAGCGCAAAGGCCAAAACTGGAAGCATTTTGTGGAAGGCCTCCGTGCCATGGGGTACCAGGTTCAGTGGCGAACTCTCCGCGCCTGTGATTACGGCGCCGGCACCACCCGGGAACGCCTGTTCCTCATCGCTCGCCGCGATGGCCTGCCAATTACCTGGCCCAAGCCCACGCATGCCAAGCACCCAAAGACTGGCCAGAAAAAGTGGGTCACCGCTGCCGACAGCATTGATTGGTCCATTCCGGTGCCGAGCATTTTCACCCGCAAACGGCCGCTGGCAGACAACACCCTGCGCCGGATCGCCAAGGGCATCCGGAGGTTTGTTTTGGACAACGCCGAGCCTTTCATAGTGCCCATCGCGAACTACGGCGCTGGTGAATCTGTGCAGCCGATTAATGAGCCGCTGCGCACTATCACCGCATGGCCCCGTGGCGGGTCATTCTCACTGGTGACAGCCTACATGGCCCAGATGAACGGCGGCTACAACGAAACACCAGGCCACGACCTGCGCAAACCCATGACAGCCATCACCAGCACCGGCAGCCAGCAGCAGTTGGTGACCGCGTTCCTGTCTCGCCAGTTTGGCGCCAGCATCGGCAGCGATGTGACGACGCCAGCACCGACCATCACCGCAGGCGGCGGGGGTAAGAGTGCCCTGGTGCAATGCACCCTGTCCCCCGAACAGGAAGCCGGCGCCCTGCAGGTGGCCGCATTCCTGATGCACTACTACAGCACCGGCGGTCAGTGGGGCGACCTGAACAAGCCACTGGGCACCATCACCACCAAAGACCGCCTGGCTCTGGTCACCGTGACGATCAAGGGCCAGTCCTATGTGATCGTGGACATCGGCCTGCGCATGCTCACGCCCCGGGAGCTGTACAACGCCCAGGGCTTCCCCCCCTCCTATGTGATCGACCACGGGCACGACGGCCGCAAGCTCACCAAAACAAAGCAGGTGCTATTCGTCGGCAACTCAGTGAGCCCCCACCCCATGGCAGCCATATGCCGTGAGGCCCACAGGGCAACAGCGCAGGCACCCCGAATTTCCGAAGGAGCCACAGCATGAGCAAAAAACGCCAAACCCGAAAGAAACGGAACAGCAACCAGGCGCGCGACCAGCGCCTGTTTGCCAACTCCCGCGTGTGGACATGGGAAGGCATGCCCAGCCCGGAAACCGGCCTTCAGGTAGTCACCTCCCAGCGCTACACCCCGTTCGGCTGGATCGACATGGGGCAAGACCTGGCCCAGCACATGCTGGACTACCCCCGCAACTGGTCCATCGGCGTCCGCGCCCTGTGCCGCAACATCGACGGAAAGGAATGGATGGAAAGCTGCGTGTTCGACCTGCCCAGCTACAACATCCAGCGCATCCAGGACGCCTACCACAACCTGCGCGCCGAAGTACTCAACGCCCAGCGCACAGACCAGGTATACGACATCGGCTGGATCTGCCGCACCTGGATAGGCGAAAAGCCAGAAGACCCCCTGGAACTCTGGCACTACCACGACGCCCCGGCCGGCATCATTCGCCAGGCCCTGGACAACGAACGCCAAGTCCAACGCCTCGCCGGCCCGGACTACTCACAAGAGCGCCAGCAACGCTGGCAGGAATTCAACACCCGTTACCTGGAAGAGCGGAAGCGGGAATTGGAAGAGGAACAAGCGGCATGAATAACAGCGACAACAGTTTTAAGGCAAGCCACTGCAATACATCTGGGCAATCTAAAAGCCCGGAAAGGTTAAAGCACCTGCTACCCAAACAAGCGGAAGAAAAGAAAGGATTAATATCCGATCAGGCGGGCAATGAAATGATTACAGAGAACATAATCGAAACCGCAATTTTTGAGGGGTTTAAGGACCAGTCTCAGCTTAGGGACCGCGGATTACCATTGCCTGGTAATGCGGGAGTTTTCAGGCAGGTCCGATTTGGCGACTACGGGATAGCCGATCTGGTCGCACTAGGTGAAGAAAAGGGTGAAAGGCGTGTTTATGTGTATGAGCTTAAAAGGGGCTCCATCGGCTTCAGGAATATAAAACAAATAACCAGATACATGGCTGCCGCCCGCCTTTGGCTAATACAGATGGGCATTTTAAAAGAAGGTGATGAAAGGCTTAACAGTGCCATAGTTGGAGTTCTAATAGGCACTAAAGTGGACCCGGCGATGTATGGCTTCATCGGTAGAAACATCAAAGTATTACAGGCCGAACTTCACGCTTTCGAAGGGGTGAAGTTCAGGGACTTTAGTTCTGCCAGCTACTTTAACTCATGGTCTTGTGGCGAGCCGGGCATTTACTTCAATGATGAGCCTCTGGCTGACGAGACTCTGTGCCGGATCAGGATGAAAGGCTTTGTCAGTGGTAACTATGACAGCCCAAGATTTTTAGATCCTGGTGACAAGGCAATGACTACATAAGTGGAGTGACCCTAAGTAGCCCGTAAATCAGATTATGAAAATAGAGAGCAGCGTGAGCATGAAAAGAGCAAACAATATTGGATTCAAAATGACTTACCAGGAACGCGAAGAATTGAAACGCTTCGCGGCTTACGGACAGTGTTTGCATGAGACGGTCACTATGATTGCCCACTGGATGAGGCAGGATAAGCCCGTACCTTTCAGTGACTATGCCTCAAACTGGGCAGCTGCAGAACAGCGTAAAGACGTTAGTGCAATGCGTGAACAGTGGCCTCTCAAGGGGCCAAGGAGAATCGCCGACAACTGCTCTGACTGGGATAGTTTCAATGACCCAGGCTACATTCGGCGATAAGGGGGGCAGGCAATGTCCGATAATAAAGGCGGCCACCTGGCCAGATCCGCAGCCATGCTCTGCCAAAACCCAGAGTTCCGGCGCTACCTCGACAGGGCCCAAAGCCACAAGGGCGGCGTGCACATCCCCGATGGCACCCACTCCGAGGAAGACGCGCGGGATCTGATCGTAACGGCCTGCAACATAGCAAGCCGGGCGGAACTGGACCACAACGTGCAGGCCGCCACCAAGTTCCGGCAGATCAAAGCCCACTTCAACCGCTGGAAAGCCCGGCAAGACCGGCGGGAGGAAGCCACACAGTGAGACCGGTCTCCATCCAGACCTTCATCCAGGTGGTGTACTGCGACGACAACGAACCGCCCTCGCCTGCCACCATCCGCAGACGCTGCCCGGAAATCCCGGGCGCGTTCCGCGACGGCCGGCGCTGGCGTATTGACCTGGACACCTATTTCGAAACAATGGAACGCCGCATCCGAGGCTTGCCGGAAAACCCGCAGGAGCTAGGATTACTTCAGGACCTCGCAGAACAGTTGCAGTAGCCATGGCACCACCACGCAGAAAGCCCGGCCAGGAGTGGCTTAACCGCTACCCTGGCCTTTACATCAATTCCCGCGATGGCGTATTCCACGTGCGCCATCCTATTACCCGTAAGCAAGGCAGCCTGAAAACCCGGGACCGGCAAACGGCCATCCGCCGCTGGGCCATCCTGCAGCAAATGTGGGAACAGGAAACGCCAGACTTCGACGCCCAGCTGATGGCCGGCAACATGGCCGCAGCCCGCCCCGCTGGCGCAGGCAGCCGCACCACCTTGCGCGACTACCTCAAACACTGGCGAACCGATGTACTCGGCCACCGGCCCACCAAAAACGGCGTTACCTGGGCCGAATGCCACGTGCTGTCAGAACGCGGCCGGAACAGGGGCAAGCCCATTGCCATACCCACCCGGCGAGACTACGCGAACGACGCGCGCCAGCTGGAAGAAAGCAAGGATTCCGCATTCACACTCACAGACCCGCGGATTTTGCGAAAGGTCCGGCGGCTACTATCGCCCTGGATCACCAAGCCCGTACACTACAACGGCCTCCGGAACACCCTTTCCCGCGTGTTTGCCCACGCCGTCCAGGACGGCCTGATCGACGCCAACCCGATACCAGACATCAAGAAGGTAGCGGAGCCGAAGCGGGATGTGCTGATACCCGACGACGCCTACGCCGAAATCACCGCCCACCTGTGCCTGCACAAGCTCAACAAACGCGAGCACGACGGCACCTGGCGCGCCAAGATCTGCGACATGATCTACATGATGAGCCAGCAGCCCATCGATGTTTTCGGCCTACGGGAAGACCAGATCCATGACCAGGAAGGCGAACACGGGGAGATCCACTTCGCCAGGCACAAAACCGCCGTGGGCATCGTCCTGGAAATGAACCAGGAACTGCGCGACCTGGTGGACTGGTTCCGCAACTTCAAGCGCCAACAGGGCATCATCAGCCCGTACCTGATGGTCTACCCCAACTACTTCGACAAACGCAGCCGCACCAAACCGGTGAAGCACCGCTTCATGCAGCTGTCCTGGGCGCAGGCCTGTGAAGATGCCGGCTACAAAGGCCAGTACCACCTGTCCGACTTACGGAAGAAAGGCCTTACCGATGAATTCCTGTCCCAGGGCGAGAACGACAAGGGCGGCCACGAAACCGAAGCCATGCGCAAACACTACCGCCTGGTGCGGCCACCGAAACGCAGCAAATCAACGCTGAAGTACATCAAGAAAAAGCAGGCATGA